CCTTTTTGAATAGCAACTTTGAACCTTGATAAAATTGAATCGTAATTACCTTGTTGGAAATCATTTATTGAACTTTCAAATGCTTGTTTAATTGCTTGGTTTTGTCCAAACTGAATAGCCGTTTCTTTGATGTATTTTAAATCACTACTTTCAATTTCTTTAAACGCTTCTTTAAGTGAATTTACAACTTCCTCTCTTAATGTTTGAGTTTGAGGAATATTTGAAATTTGAATCTTGAATACATCAATAGTTGGAAGTAACTTGAAAACTTTGAAATAATCATAAGTTTTTTCAACTAACCATTTCAATGCAGGACTTTCAAAATAATCAGGTTGGATTAAATCTAAACTTTGAGTTAAAAAATCTCTATCTGTTATTAATGCAGTCAGAACCTTGACTTGAAATTTGTACCCATACTGATTTAAGTTGTCCATACGTTTAAACCTGAAAATGTCATTAACAACCACTCATCCACATTTTTGAAAACAGTAGCCAATCCATCTTCCATCATTAACTTTCGTATCTGATAGTTGTTGGTTTTACTTATTTTTGGATTTTCCAACCTTTCAAACAAATTTATTTTGGTTGCGCCGGAAATATCAGTTTCCTGTAATTGCATCAAATAATAATTTCGTTCAAGTAGTTGCTCGTTTTCAACTATGCTTTTGAATATTTGCTTTGGTTTCTTTTCTTCTTGAATTTTTTGTTTACTTTCTTCAATTAACCTTTGAATGGAAGTTGGTTGTGGAAACGATTTAAGTAACGTTTTTAATCCAATTCCCGGAACTCCGTCAATGTTATCACTTACATCGCCCGTTACTACCCTAAACGTTAAATATTCTTCCGGCGTAAGGTTCAACTCCTGATAGAAATTTTCATTTGTATAAAGTTTCTTTTTAACAGGCGAATAAACTTCAACGTTCGGACTAACTAACTGTAAGAAATCTCTATCCGTACTTACAATTCGAACCTTCGAATTTAATGGATTGAAATATTGCATAGTCATATACGCAATCACATCATCTGCTTCAACGTTCGGAACGCAATAAACTTCAACAGGTAAATTTTCAAAATACTTGAATATTTGAGCCATTTGCGTTCTCATTACCTGTTTTTCTTCCTCCACACTTGAAAATAAATCCTTCCTCAAACCACTTGAACCATTACGGTTGGCCTTATATTGGGGAAAAACCTTTTTACGTCGTTGTGAACCTCCACTTCCATCCCAAACTAAGATACATCTCGTTGGTTTAAAATCTCGAATGTTACTTCCAATTGAACGTAAAAATCCAAGTATTCCGCCAATATAATCGCCTCTTTCTGAAATATCAGCCATTGAGGAAAATATACGCATATATGAATTCAATGAGTCAATTATTAAGACTCTATCGTTTCTGGTTTTAGTCATTCATTTTCTAAATTATTTTTAAGAAAGTTATAAACCATTTCGATAAATCGTTTACGTTTTTGTTCATCGCTAATTACATATTCACTTTTGAAATCCGATGGTAATTCAGTATCCAAAAATTCACTTTCAAGTGAAATTGTAAGTTTCCAATTCCCATTTTCAAGAAGGTGGGAATTTACAAGTACGTCAAATTCTTTTTTCATATTAATCTTCGTTTGTTACTTCAAGTTCAATGTCATCAATTCCCAATTCTTCTTCATCTTCCCCTGTATCGTATTTCATGATATATTCATCACAAATTTGTTTGTAAATTCGTTCCTTTAATTCCGGATTTTCAGTCAATAAGGCCTTGAAATCTTTGGATTGGAATTTCTTCGTAATTTCTTCTCCCGTTTCTTCATCTACAAATTTGTATGTATAACTTGAACCGCTTTGACCAATGGCTCCAAGTTCCTTCAAGCAAGTCAACCAACTTCCATAATTGTCTATACCGCTATCGTATCGAACATCGAAAGTGATTTTTCTTCGTGGCGGACCAACTCTATTTTTAATTATTTGAACCTGAATTCGTTCACCAACAGTAGTATCAATTCCATTTATTTTACCTTTGATTTGACCCATTTTTTTAAATCGCAATCTAACCGATGCAGTGTAGGGAATTGCGGTTCCGCCCGTAGTGGTAAAAGGATCGGCCGCTGGCCCAAAGGCATTCATATTGGCTCGAAGTTGTTGAACCAAAATAATCAAAATATTTTTTCCATTAATTAATGTTGGCAATCTGCGCATTGCGCCCGTATTAACAATGGCTTTATCAGTTGCATAACCTTTCTTTTCATAATCTTCTTCAAGTTCTTTTTTTGTGGTAGCGCCTGAAACCGAATCTATAACTATGACGAGTGGTTTATCACTTCTCGATTCGTTATATTTGACAATGATATTCTCAGTCGCCTGATAAATTTCTTCAAGTGTTCTAAGTTTTTCAATGTAAATGAGTTTTTGTGTATCTAACCCAATTGAACGGTAAAAATCCAACATCCCAACTGCTCCTTCTGTATCAAATAATACCGCAATTCCGCCGCGTTTTTGGCATTGAGCTAACGTCGTAGCAGCAACCAAACTTTTTCCGGACGCTTCAAGTCCGTTATATTCCAAAATTTTAGAAGTAGGTTGACCTCCATTAGGTCTATTTGAAATTGCTAAATCCAATATATCACAACCAGTCGAAACCCAATCCACAACTAAGTTAGCATCATTTAAAAATGTACCTGCGTCAGGAAATTCTTTAAAACTTTTATTTATAATCGAAAGAACGTCACTTGCTAAATCATCAATTCTTTCTATCTTTGTAGGTTTTTCAGTAGTTTTTTTCGCCATTAAGTTTTCATTTAAAAGGGATTTAAAAAATAAGGGAACCAGTTTTTGAGGCTGATTCCCCATTAAATACACAAACAAACAATTATTTACTGTTCAACAAATCTTCAAATTGTTTTTCAATATCAGAAACATCAACTTGTGAAGTAGGTTGTTTAGGTTCAGAACCCGGAACTTGGAAATTTGTCATATCAAAACCTTCATTTGTAGCAGCGTGATTTGTACGAACGTTGTTAGGATTTGAAGGAGTTTGTTTAACTTCCGGTTCGACCTTCAAATACTTAGCAAGTGCGTCTTCAAGTTCTTGTTCAGTTGGACAAGTGAACAATTCAGCCACATTGGGCATATTTTTGATTTTATCCAAAACTTCCGGATCATCTGTTGCTACGGTTTGATTTGGTTTAACCACAATAGTCGTCTTACCAAATTCTCCCTCTTTTGAGGGCGGAGTATATTTAACAGTCATATCTCGACCAGTCTTCAAACTGGTAATATCACCATAATCATCGTCCGCCATAATTTCCAAAATTTGATTGAAAATTGTCTTTGAAAAGCCCCAAAATTTAACACCATCACTTTCTTGACCACGAACCAAAATTGGAACGTAAACGCGATCCTTTGGCATCAATTTACGTTTAATCTGCATCTTAGTGACATATTCTTCTTTTGAAAGTTTTCCACCAGAAGTTAGTCCGTTACAATATTCAACAATTGGGTCATGTTTTTGAAAACAAGTTGGTGAAATCCATGTTTTTCCAAAATCATAATAAAAGTAAAGTTCTGCAAATGGATAACCTTCTTCGGTATAAGGGTTTGGCAGAATACGAATCTGGTCAGTTAACGAATTTCCTTTATCATCTTTGGTTTGTCCGGGTTTCCAAAAAACATTGTTTCCACCTCCGCCTGAATTTGAAGGTTTTTGTGCTTGTTTGTTAAGTTCTGCAAGTTTTTGTTTAATTAAATCAAGTCCTGTTGGTTTTTGCATAAGTTTTCCTAAGTGGTTTAAATTGGTTAAAAAAGTAAGTAAAATTTCCCGTTACGGGATTAAAATCGTTATTTACAAATATAAGTAAATTATTTCAGAAAGTCAAGTCCATTAACAAAAGATTAGGAAATTAAGATGTCTTTTTTATATATTCATAAAAAGTTTCACCATCAACAATTGTTGGATTAATTTCTCTGATATATCCTTCTTTTGATAATATCATTTCTGCTAAAAGTAATTGGCGGTCAGAACAAGTCATAGATGTAAAATAAATTTGATTCATATTATCATAAAATACACACAAATCAATTAACTTATCTTTATCTAAATCTTCAAAGTCTTTTCGAGTCGATTTTAATTTCATAATTTTATTTGTTTCAATTCGTGATAATTTTTTCCTGCTTTAACGTGAAAGGGTATTCCGTCAAATACTTGGATTATTTCATTTAAAGTTTCTTTCCCATCCGAAATTGAATAATCAAATAGGAAGGAGTCATAAGTGTAAAGGATTAGTTTTGTTTTTTTATGTTCTAACCTTTTGTTCAACTCAGACAACAAACTTGTATTAAATTCAGTTTCCAAATTTTGAAGCATATAGTTAAACAACTTTGTTTGGGTTAAACCTTTGATAGTAATTTTTCTACCAAACAAAAATGTCGTTAGTTTGCCTTGTCTGTATTGTTCATAAATGTTATGTTGAAGTTGTTTGATTGATTTAAAAGGTTCAACATTTACAAGATTTTCATCAACTCCCCCGTATATCTGTTTGAATGTATATTCTTTCGGGTTTACGTCAAAAGGATAAAAAGGTTCCAATTCCTTATAAATGTCTTTGGGGAATGATTTTTCTAAAATCAAATAAATTAAATACAAGTGAAATCCACTTAAATCTATTTCGAATAAAAAACCATCTTCATATCTGGAAACGAACCTTTGCCTTGAACCATCTTCTTTATTTAAGGCAGCATAATTGATGTTGTTGAAGTGGTTTGATGGGCGACCAGTTAAAGTGAATGGATGGTATTCTGAATATTCAAACATTAATCAATTAAAGTTTTAAATCGAACCAAATATGCTATATCATTACCATATTGAACCGATGGATACCAAGCAATTAATTTTCGACTATTCCACCATTCTAA